CATATACCCAAGGGAATAAAATGTCTGAATTCTTTTCAATTGTAACAAATCTGGGACTGCAGAAACTGGCCGCATTGCCGACTGGCGAAACATTGACTCTGACACATATGGCGTTCGGGAACAGCACACTGGAACCAACCGCAGATATGACAGCACTGCACAGTGAACAATACCGGTGCGAACTGACCAAGGTCCAGGTGGACAAGATGGATAAAAACAACCTGGTAACCGAGGCGACTATTGAGGCAGACGTTGGTGGATTTTGGATCCGTGAAATCGGTATTTATGACGAATTCGGGGACCTGTTCGCAGTGGGCAAATACCCAGCCACCTATAAGCCGCTTGAAACCGAGGGAACTGTTAAAGAACTGGGGGTGCGAATGATATTGCGTGTGTCCAATGCGGACAACGTAATCGTCACATACTACAAGGGCATCATTGACGGTGCAGCAAACACAGACCTGGACAACCTGACATTCGCAGGCCAGCAAAAGTTTGATGAAAAAGCACCGCTTGAATCACCGTCTTTGACCGGCACACCAACGGTGCCAACCGCCACCCAGGGCGACAACACAACACAGATTGCGAACACCGCATTCGTGGCAAGGGCTGTTGCAGCAGCAATAGAGGCATTGATGGGTGCTGCTCCTGATGCTCTGAACACCCTCCAGGAACTCGCAACGGCACTGGGCAATGACGAAAACTTTGCAACAACAGTAACCAATGAAATCGCCAAGAAAGCAAACATTGCATCGCCAACATTCACCGGCACACCCAAGGCACCAACTGCAGCAGCCGGCACAAACACAACCCAGATTGCGACAACCGCATTCGTAACTGCAGCGGTGTCGGTTGTTTCGCAGGCCATAACAACGGCTGTGAACAATTTGGTGGGTTCTGCCCCAGACGGTCTGAACACACTCCAAGAACTTGCAGCCGCAATCGGAAATGATACCGCATATTCAACAACGGTAACCAATGCGCTGGCGAATAAAGCGAACAAAACTGGCGATACTGTAACGGTGGCAAACGCAACACCGACATCAGCATTTACAACCAGAAACATCAAAGCACAAACCACAGACCCAGGGGCCGGCAGTTCGCTGACCACTGGGCAAATTTTACTGGTTTATGAATAAGGAAAAACAATGGCAAAGAACACATTGATTGGGGTCAGCAGCACAGCCAAAAAGGTAACCAAAATCTATGTCGGTGTCAGCAATTTGGCCAAGAAAGTCAAGAAAGGCTACATCGGTGTCGATGGGGTTGCAAAGCTGTTTTATACAGGCGATCCAGTGCTGATATTCGAAACCCAGACGGCCGGTTCAACAACACTGTCGCTGTCAGCAGGCACCTACGAAATCACCCTGATTGGCGGTGGTGGTGGCGGTGTTGCCAGACGTAGCACCGTGACCGGCGGCAAACACTATGCCCAGGGTGGTGTTGGCGGAACATTGCAGATACTTGCAAAACTGACAGCAGCCGCATCGGTAACCGTGACCTGTGGCGGTTATGGTTCAAGTGCCGCAGATACATTCAGCAGTGCATCAGGTGGCACAACATCAGCAACCGCAGGTGGTGCATCAACGATCACAGGATTCACAAACCTGACAGCCAGTGCCGGTGGTGGCACCGGTGCCAGCATTCGTGCCACATCAACATCTGGTGCGAACCGAACAGTTGGAACAATTGGAACGGTCAGCGTATCAGGTTCCGCATTACAGGAAACACTTATTAACAACCCAAGTTCCTGTACACCAAGTCAGGCGACATCAACCGCAACCACACGTGCGGTCAATGGTCGTGTCAATGACAACTGGCCAGAAGACACCACTCGTGGCAAAGGCGGTGACGTTGGTTGGAACGGCACAACGTTCATAAAAGGAACTGGTGCCACAGGCTTTGTACGCATACGACAAATGTGAGGAAAACAATGACAGATACAGATAGAGATTTTTTCAGATGGACACGTGATAAACAAGGCGCATTTTCCAAGAACTTGAAACATGAACTGGACAAGAAAATGCCAAAGTCCGGTGGCACGATGACAGGACCATTAGAAATATCATTTCATAGCAAAGAGTTACAAGTAGAAAAGCTTGCTACACTAAGAGTTACATATGGCGAACCAATTAGACACAACTATTCTTGGACGATTGGCTTATTAAATTACTCACCAATAGCATACGTTTACTGCGACAATGTCCGATTATTTGGCATCAGTAGTGGGCTGGGCATTTTCCCAAACAATCCGAAAAACAGTAGCTTTACACTAGGTTACTATGGCAGTAGATGGCCGAATGTGTACGCCAACAAACTAAACAATGGCGGCGACATAGAAATACCTGAGAAAGCCGGCACGATGGCATTGTTGTCCGATATTGAGGACGTGTTGCGCAAATACAACCTGATACCACAGCAAGAACCGGAGGTGCCAGATGACGGAACACAAGAATAGAGATTTCTACCGCTGGACTAGGGACAAGCAAAAGGCATTTGAAGAGCAAGTCAAAGAGGCAAATGACAGTAAGTTCCCAAAGTCAGGCGGCACTATAAATGGTCCAATAATAATTGAACCACCAGCAGAAAAGATAGGTTATCAAAAAGTAGTAGAATTTAAGGTCAAATATAGCACAGAAAGCCAACAGCTATATAACTGGTCTTTTACTGTTTGTAGTGTGTCACCGTTATTGTATTTGACCTGGTTTAGTAACAATCTTTTAGCAGTTTGCCCAACACTTGGTTTATTCCCAGCAACAACTGATACAAGATTCACCCTTGGTTATTACAACTCGCCCTGGCCAAATGTTTATACCAAGAAACTAAACAACGGTGCTGACCTGGAACTGCCAACCAAGGCAGGAACAATCGCACTGTTATCAGACATCGAAGACATATTAAAAAAATACAACCTTATCCCAGAAACAAAGGAGTAAAGCATGGCAGATAAGTTCTTACACGGCATAGAGGTCGTGGAACTGGACGGTGGCGCACGTCCGGTGCAGACGGTTACATCATCTGTAATCGGTTTGATCGGAACCGCACCCCAGGGACCGGTTAACACACCAACACTGATATTAGGAAACAAAACCGAGGCAGTAAAAATCTTCGGCGAAGACACAGACGGATACACCATTCCGGCGGCATTGAACGGCATCTTGGATCAGACCGGTGCAGTGGTCGTGGTTATTAACGTGGCAGATCCGGAAAACGAAGACCATTTGGGCGATGATGGCGAATTAGATCCAACAACGATAACAGAGGCAGACATAGTCGGTGGCACAAATGCAGACGGCACATACACAGGTGTCCAGGCATTATTGGCGGCACAATCTGAATGTGCGGTCCAGCCACGCATATTGATTGCTCCAGGGTTCACACACACAACCCCAGATGGTAGCACATCAAACCCAGTTGTTGATGCATTGACCACAATCGCAGAACGTCTGCGTGCGGTCATTATTGCAGACTGTCCAAACGGAACCAAAGAACAAGCAACCCAGTTCCAAAAGAAAATCAGCAGCCCACGTGTCTATTCTGTATACCCATGGGCCAAGGTTCTGAAAGGCGATACGGTGGTTGAAGAACCATTCTCAGCACGTGTGGCAGGTGTTATTGCCAAATCAGACAATGACCGTGGGTTCTGGTATTCACCATCGAACCAAATTATCAACGGAATTGCAGGCGTATCCAAACCGATTGACTTCACTTTGGGCGATGCAGCATGCGTTGCAAATTACCTGAACGAAAACAACGTGGCCACTGTAATCCAGCAAGACGGATTCCGTTTGTGGGGCAACCGCACAGCAAGTGCAGATGCCAAATGGTGCTATCTAAGCATTCGCAGAACCGCAGATATGATCAATGACAGTCTGTTGAAAGCACATCTGTGGGCAGTCGACAGAAACATAACCAAGACATACAAAGACGATGTTGTTGAGGGCGTGAATAACTATCTGCGATATCTGAAGAACATTGGTGCCATCATCAACGGCCAATGTTGGGCAGATCCGGCATTGAATGCAGCGGATCAGGTGCAGCAAGGCAAAATCACATTTGACTTTGATTTCACCGCACCATATCCGGCAGAACACATCACATTCCGCAGCCGTCTGACCACAGACTATTTGGAAGAAATCTTTGAATAACAAAGGGGAACAATATGACTAAAATCCTAAAAAACTTTAATTTGTTCGTGGACGGCCGTGGGTATGCCGGACGTGCCGAAGAAGTCACACCACCAAAACTGACAATCAAGACCGAAGAATTGAGAGCCGGCGGTATGGATGCCCCCATTTCAATTGATTTGGGAATGGAAAAACTGGAATGCGGATTCAGCCTGGTTGAATACGATCCGAACCTGATGCAGCAGTTTGGATTGATATCTGGGAATGCGGTTCAGGTAACTTTGCGTGGTGCGCTGGTTGACGATGAAACAACGACCCCAATGACAATCCAGATGCGTGGAATGTACACGGAACTGGACTTTGGGACATTTAAGGCCGGCGATAAAAGCACATTGAAATGCAATGTCGCATGTCGCTATTACAGCCTGACCATAGACGGAACGCAACTGATTGAAATAGACGTGGACAACATGGTCCGCAACATCAATGGCACAGACCAAATGGCAGAAATACGTGCCGCATTAGGAATATAAGGAAAACACAATGAGCAACATCAAACTGAAATACCCCATCACCGTTGATGGGGTTATTTACAATGAACTGAATATGCGCCGGTCCAAGGTGCGTGACAGATTGGCAGTAACCGCAATGAAATGCAGCGATGAACAGAAAGAAATAACCCTGTTTGCGAACCTGTGCGAGGTGGCACCAAAGGTCATCGAAGAACTGGACGAAACAGACTACGCATCGGTTCAAAAGGTATATATGGGTTTTTTCGGATCGGGTCCGGAAACCTCAGACGTGAAATAGTTGTCGTGTCGGCAATCACCCACTGGCAACTGAGTGAAATCTTGGAAATGACAGAAGAAGAA